AGACTAACGGCTACGAAATTCTTGAGGAACAGGAATGGCTGGGTAAATGGATTCCGGTCATTCGTGTAATCGGTAACGAGTTTGAAGTTGAAGGCCGCATGTACGTGTCGGGGCTTGTGCGTAACGCCAAGGACGCCCAGCGCATGTACAACTACTGGGTGTCGCAGGAAGCAGAGATGCTGGCCTTGGCGCCCAAGGCGCCGTTCATCGGCTACGGCGGCCAGTTTGAAGGCTACGAACAGCAATGGAAGACGGCCAACACGACAAACTGGCCGTACCTAGAAGTTAATCCCGACGTGACAGACGGTCAGGGCGCAGTCCTGCCGCTGCCACAACGTGCCCCGCCGCCGCTTGCCCAGACGGGCTTGATTCAGGCGAAAATGGGTGCTGCCGACGACATCAAGGCCGCGACCGGCCAGTACGATGCCAGCCTCGGTATGCGGTCCAATGAGCGCACGGGTCGGGCCATCTTGGCGCGTGAACGGCAAGGCGACACAGGCACTTATCATTTTGTAGACAACCTAGCTCGTGCTATTCGCTATGGGACGCGCCAACTCGTTGATTTGATTCCGAAGATTTACGATACCCAGCGTATCGCGCGAATCGTTGGCATCGACGGAGAGACCGCAACGGTCAAAATCAACCCGATGCAGGCTGAGCCTGTCCGTCGGTTGATGAACGAGACGGGCATCGTGATTGAGAAGATTTATAACCCGTCTGTCGGTAAGTACGACGTGGCGGTCACGACCGGCCCGTCCTACGCGACTAAGCGCCAGGAGGCGATGGACGCGATGGGGCAGATTTTGCAAGCCAACCCAAACTTGTGGCAAGTCGCAGGCGACTTGTTCGTCAAGAACATGGACTGGCCGGGCGCGCAGGAAATCAGCAAGCGGCTCCAGAAGGTCATTGATCCAAAACTTCTGGCGGACGAGGAAGACCCGGCGCTTCAGGCTGCCCAGCAGCAAATGGAGGCTATGGGGCAAGAAATGCAGATGATGCAGAGCATGCTTCAGCGCGTGCAGCAGTCCATGGAAGCCCGCGAGGTGCAGATCAAGGAGTTTGAAGCCGAGGTCAAGGCGTATGGCGCTGAGACCGACCGCATCAAGGCAGTTGAAAGCGGTTTGAGTGAGGAGCAGATTCAGGACATTATAATGGGCACTTTGGCCGGTATGATGAATAATGGCGAGCTTGTGTCGCCTAGCGCAGAGCGCGAAATGCCTATGCAGCCTGAGATGGGCATGGAAGCCCCGCCGCCGATGCCGCCTGAAATGGGCATGGGAGCGCCACCACAATGAGCTGTGAAGTCTTTATTGGGCACATCTTTTTAGCTCGGGATGTTGCCCATTCGACGCATTTAAACACCCGTAACTACGCAAAACATAAGGCTTTGCAAAAGTTTTATGAGGGCGTTATTAAGCTATCGGACGCATTTGCTGAGGCGTATCAAGGCCGGCGTGGGCTAATTGGCCCAATTGCGCTACAGTCGGCTAAAAAGACCAACAATGTGTTGGAGTTTTTGCAGGACGAGCTGAAGACGCTTGAGGAAATGCGTTACACGGTTTGTAGTAAAGAGGATACTCCTCTACAAAATTTGATTGATGAGATACTGACGTTGTATCTTACGACCATTTATAAACTGCGCTTTTTAGCGTGAGGGTAGAACATGGAACTTCTTAATCCGATGGCCGATGCCGTATACCCCGGTCGTACGGTAGCGTACACGGGCACCGCAGGCTCTACGGCGACTTGGCAGTCTGGCCCGCAGGGCGTTGTCATCTGGTCAACGACCCCGGCCTACGTTGTAGTCGGTGAGGGCGTCACCGCGACAACCTCCAGCACCCCGATCCCGGCGTTTACGCCGATTCCGTTTATTGTGCCGCAAGGCACTGGCGCGCCCTGGCGAGTAAGTGCGATTCGCGTGGCCGATAGCGGCGACGTGTACGCGAAGCCGATTAACATTCGATGAGTTGGGGAGTCGCACTGCGAAACGGCGTAGCCATCGGCCTTGGGGCCGTGGCAACGCTGTTTTCTGGCACGCTTGATAGTGGTGCTTCGGTGGGCAACCTGCTCACCGAAATTGGCGACAACTTGGTTCAGGAAGACGGCGGCCAACTGCTGCTGGAGTGATAAATGGCTATTATTAAAATTTCCGAGCTTCCGGCTGCAACTTCTCCTTTGTCCCCGACAGAGGTAATTCCGGCGTTGCAAAGCGGAGTCACCAAAAAGGTTGCAATTGACCAATTAGGTTACACACCTTCTGGAACAAGCACCGTAACTCGCACAATTCAGCAAAAGTTGCGCGAAACTCTTAGTGTTAAAGATTTCGGCGCGATTGGCGATGGAGTAGCTGACGACACCGTTGCCATCCAGACGGCAATGGTTCAATTGGCGTTAAATGGCGGTCAGTTGGTATTTCCATACGGAACGTACCTTATTACTAACACAATTATTTTGCCGTTTGGTAACAACGCCACCGACAAACAATTTACGGTTGATTTCGGCAATTCAGTTGTCAAAAGCAATGTTTTGTCTCCGACAAACTCAACATTTACAGGGTTTATTTCCGGCTATTTGAGCGGAACGACCCCGATTGCTGATACGTCTGGAACTGAAGGTTATGTTGCGGCAAACGCCGTATTTATGAATTTGAACCTTCGAGGATTTGGCACTGCAATACGATTGAATAATTTTAACTATGGCTGCGCCTTCCAGAACATTCAAACAGAAAGTTGTTTTAACGGCATAAATTTGACTCGATGTTTTTATTTAGTTTTGAACAATATAAGTCTCCGTGGTACCGGAATAAATGCGAACGGTACAGGATTTAGAACCACGGCGTTCTCAAACATTATGCCAATGAGTGGCATTAAAGTCGGGCAGTTTACAACTGGCTTGGCTCTTGGCGGTTTCGACGGCGGAAAACTTACCGATTGTTCCGCCGAAGGCTGTCAAGTGGGTGTTGATCTCGTATCAGAAAGTACTGCAATCCATTTAGATACTATTTATCTTGAAGGAAACACAGTTGCGGACATTAGGGTATCTGCGGTAATCCGTCGGTGTTTGGTTACAAACAGTTGGCTTTTTAACAGCGATGCTACTAAGCATATTGTTTCAACGATAGGTAATAGCGAATACGCTAACTTTACCTTCATTAACACGGTTGTTAACGGCGGTTTTGCAAATACGCCAATCAATAACATTTTTGGTGACGTATTAAATTACGGAAGCGATCCGACAAATGCTCCTCAGTTTAGCGGGCTACCAAACATTCGCACCGCGAGTCCTCGCTATGAAATTGATACGTCTGGTGTCGGATATAACGGGCCAGTTCGATCTTTAGATAGCCGTGAATACAATGGTTTGATTTCGACAGCGTATGGCGGTCGATTTAGAAATGGAATTAGCGGCGGTAATAAAGCGCCCTATCAAACTGTTGCAAACGTTTCAGGGTCTTTAGAGTTTACAACCGAATTTGCAACTGACGGTTTTACCGCTTTGTTGTGGCAAGCCAGCATTGCACACTCTATTACAACGTGGAAAAAAACTTATTTAATATTTTTTGATAACGATGCTGAAGTTTGGCGGTTATATGAAGTTGCCGCAGGTGGGCTAACTGTCGATACCGGGGTAACATGTACAAATAGCGGCGGATTTCTAAAGTTGAAAGCGCCTACGTTTATCAATCCGTCCCTCAATTTTTCAGTCGTAAGACCAATTTAATTACAGGATTCCATCATGGCTGACAAAAAGATTTCGCAGTTAACTGGCGCAGCAACTCCGCTCGCGGGATCGGAAGTATTGCCTATTGTCCAAAGCGGCAGCACCGTAAAAGTGTCTGTTGATAATCTAACGGCTGGCAAGACTGTCAAAGCGGTTACATTTGATACGGATGTAGCCGCCGCTAAAGTCACGCTTACCGGCACAACTCTGGCTGCAAGCGGCACCGACACAAACATTGATATTAACCTGACGCCAAAAGGCACTGGCGAAGTTAACATTACGAAAGTTGATATTGACGCGGGAGCTATTGACGGCGCGACGATCGGCGCAAGTTCAGCAGCGGCTGGAACTTTTACGACGATTAGCACTAATAACACTATTACTGCGACCGGCGGAAACGGATACTCTCAAATTTTTGATGGCGTTTTTTCAAGTAACCGATCAGACGCGCTGTATATACAACAAATGGCAAACGCGCCAATTGTATTTCTTACAAATACCAGCACTGATTGCGGTCGATTTTTGGCTACCGGCCAGTTTACAACCACCGGAAACGTAGGGGTTGCAGTAACCCCAAGTTCATGGGACTCACAAAGCAAAGTTGTTCAATTAGGCGGCGGCACGATTTGGTCGTACCAAACCAGCCAAATAAATCTTGTTCAAAACGCTTATTACGATGGCTCCGGGTTCAAATATGTAAATAACGGGTTTGCTGGGGCATACCGTCAAGAAAATGGAACACATTTTTGGCAAACGGCTGCCTCTGGCACCGCTGGAAATGCAATCACGTTTTCAACACCAATGAACTTGCTTGCTAATGGCGCTTTGTGCGTTGGCAGAGCAACTCAAGCAAATTTAGAAACAATTAGCGCAGAATTTACAGGAAATAACGATGGCGTTTATGCCATCAACGGTTCTGCTAATCCCACTGGTAATGGTTTCTTAATAAACTTTTCTAACGGAACCGGCACTAACGTCAACACAGTAAATTGCTTTCGAGCAAGAACTGCGGGCGCAGACAGATTCTTTGTTTACGGAAATGGCGGCGTAGCTAACTACCAAACTAATAACGTAGACTTGTCTGATGCTCGAACGAAAAAAGAAATTAATCCGGTTTCGTCAATGTGGGACAAAATCGGCGCGTTGGAAATTGTTAGTTACAAGTACAACGACCAAACGCATGACGATGCCAACATTGGTGTTATTGCACAGCAAGTAGAAACCGTAGAGCCACTATGGGTGGAATCTGATGGATTCGGTGACACCCCGGAAGATGGCGTGCCACTTAAGACGGTTTACACCAAAGACATTTATTTTGCTGCTATCAAAGCCCTCCAAGAAGCGATGGTTCGTATCGAAAAATTGGAAGCCGAAGTGGCTGCGCTAAAAAATAGTTAATTGTTTAACTTGACTCTTTTACGCAACAGCGTACGATTTACCCGTACTGGTCCGGTTGACCAGGGATTCATTAGGAATCAAAATGTCTGAAAACGAAGTTATAGCGGAACAAATACCCGCGCCGGAACCGGAAGCTACGGCAGCACCGGAACCCGAAGTTGTTGCCCAAGAGGCAACTCAGCCGGAGGAAAAGCCTGCCAAGACGTTCTCCCAAGAGGAGCTCGACGCGCTGGTAGGCAAACGACTTGCACGGGAACGTCGCAAGTGGGAACGAGAGCAAGCGCTAAAAGCGCCTGAGTCCCAAGCTCAGACGCCCGCCACGCTGCCTGACCGGGACATCGACCCCGACGCCTACGCGGATGCTTTGGCAACCCGCAAGGCCGAGGAGTTGCTGGCCAAACGGGAGGCAGACCGGCAGCAGCGCGAGCTGTTGATGGCCTATAAGGAACGTGAAGAAGCGGCTTTTGACAAGTACGACGACTTTGAACAGGTCGTGTACAACCGATCGCTGCCAATCACGAACGTGATGGCCGAGACGATTCAGGCTTCGGATGTTGGCCCCGATGTAGCATACTACTTAGGTTCTAACCCCCGCGAAGCTGAACGTATTTCCCGTTTGTCGCCCTACCTACAAGCTAAGGAGATTGGTAAGATTGAGGTCAAATTGACCGACAATCCGCCAGTTAAACGAACAACCAACGCGCCCCCGCCGATTAAGCCTGTGACGGCTAAAACCGTAGGCGCGCCGGCCCGAGACACGACGGACCCACGCTCAGTCAAGGACATGAGCACGTCGGAGTGGATCGAAGCCGAGCGTCTGAGGCAGATTAAGCAGTGGGAAGCGCGACGTACCCGCTAACTTCTTTTTTGGAGATTTATTGTGGCTAATACACTTCTTACTATTGACATGATTACGCGGAAGGCTCTGGAAATCCTGGAGAACAACCTCGTAATCACCCGCAACGTGAACCGTCAGTACGACGACAGCTTTGCTGTCGAAGGTGCCAAGATTGGTTCGACCCTCCGCATCCGTCTGCCGGATCGCGCTCTTGTGACCGACGGCGCTGCGCTTCAGGTTCAGGACGACAACGAGCAGTTCACCACGCTCACCGTCGCCTCGCAGAAGCACATCGGCGTCAACTTCACCAGCGCCGAAATGGCCCTCCAGTTGGACGACTTCGCCGAGCGCGTGCTCAAGCCGCGTATCAGCCAGCTCGCCTCCAGCATCGACGCCGACGTGGCAAACTCGTACAAGAACGTGTTTCAGTCGGTCGGTACGCCTGGCGTCACCCCCGGCACCTCGCTCGTTCTGTTGCAGGCGCAGCAGAAGCTGAACGAAGCTGCCGCTGGTATGGCTCCGCGCTACGCCACCGTCAACCCGGCGGCCAACGCGGGCCTCGTTGAAGGCATGAAGGGCTTGTTCAACCCGGTTGATTCGATCAGCCGCCAGTTCAAGAACGGCATGATGGGCGAAGGCATCCTCGGC